TGTATAACATTTTCTACGTTTTGTTTTTAGTACGTCAGAAAATTTTTTATGCTTACTGCAAAACATTTGTGTACCATGTTTTGAATAAGAACAAAATTTACAGCCTTTACAGTATTCTTTTTTCTTTTTTCTATGTATGTACTCTATCGTTCCACACATAGAAACTCCTTGTGTTCCTTTAAATCTTTTTCCCATAATAGTTTTTCTTTCTTTTCACATTTTTGCTCTTATAAGTGAAGTTATATTTAATTATAAAACAAGTTTTCGACATATGCTCTACGGTCATATCAACTTGTTACTCAGTATTATAGACCATATAAGTGAAGTTGTCAACACTTATAAGTAAATACTTTTATGAATTTTTGATGAAGAAATTTTCATTCTTCATCTACAGCCTTATTATACCATCACTTCACTTGTAAGTCAAGTTCAATTTTTGATTTTAGGCATAAAAAAAGAAGGGGGCATATTGCCCCCCATTAGTTGGTATACATTTTGACTAGGTTATAACGTGCATAGTACGTTGGGTCCTTGTCAGTAATGTCATATTTAGCACCATATACAAATTTACCATTACGTTTTTCTACACCTACTTCGTGATGGAATTTACCAGCACGGAAGTTTTCTTGTGCATAAACATCAAGTTCATGTCTATCTGGTACTTTTACATCAAATGTTACTTCTGATGTTTGATTCATGACTACTTTGCCATCTTCAAATTTTTGTGTTTCGTTTTGTTGCAAGTTAAATTGTTGTTTTTTACCATTTACTTTTACTGTTACGTGAGGTTGTTCGATATTAGCTTCAACATCTGTATCCTCGGTAACATACGTTGGTATATTGTTTTTATATACTAATTCTTTTTCTTTTGGTACATATGCAAATGTAGTTTTTGTTTGTTGAGAACTATTTACACTTGCTATTTTCGTCTGTACGGGCGTTTTAGGTTGGTCCATGATAGTTTCCCTATGGAACATTCTATACCCACCATACAGAGCCACACAGACCCCTAAAATCGCAATTATAAAAACTATCAACCTTAAATTAGGCTTCACATAGTTCTGGGTGATATTGGAAATAAATTGCTTTACCACGAATAATGTCACCACCTTCTCCGTCCTCCTGTGGAAGTTTTAATAAGTCCCAACGCATATCTGGGTCACTATCATGAATACCATATCCATCAATATCAGCCCATTCAGCATGCGTTTTTACTCTATCGTATACGATGTCCCAACCCTTAGCTTTACATATCTTATATACGATTTTAGCCATCGTATCCACTTGTTCATCAGTTGGTGGCTCCGTACCAAACTTAACTGTACCGTCCGCCCAAACGCCAGCATCAAAGCAACAAGACAATGAAATGCCAATATTATTAGTGTTCCTATGCCAAGTATGCTCGCAATACACATCAAGATTATCGTAATCAGAGTAGATTGTACCATCGCCAAGAATGTTAATATGATAGTGGTCAGAAGTGTCTTCATAGTGATTTGCTCCCCAATGCAGAGTGATTTTGTCTGCATGGCATACACTAGCCATGTATTCAATATCGTTTAATGTATATTCCATATAACCTCCAATAAAAAGAGAGGAACCCTAATCGAGTTCCTCTTCAAAACCAGCAAATTTGTCTGCTTTTTCTTTATTTTTTGCTTTGCTTGCTTTTGTTCCGTAATGTTTCAATTTGTCTGAAGCAGACATATCTAATGCCTTTTTAGCATCAGATATATTTTTCTTTGTAATATTCATAGCTTTAAGCTCTTCTACGCTAACAGATTTTGGGTCGTTAATGTATTGGTAAATTAATTGTTTCTTTGATGATTTTTCATTTTGTGAGTTAGCATAATTGATAGAACTCATATCGCTATTAACTGAATCTAAGATTGGTCTAAAACCTAACATTTTAAGTACTCGTTCCTTATCACTGTAATCACGAGTATCAACGCCTTTAGTCCAGTCGTGTTTTTTACCAGTAGCCCCTTGGTAGTAATTAGCAAATGCTGGTGATAAATCATGGGCCATACCAAGAAGTACATTATTAGCTGTATTATGATTTTTGAATGATTCCATCATATTACCTAATGTGCCGAAAGTAGGACCGAAGAAATTATCTGTTGGTACTAAATCACCTACACCAATGTTACGGCTAAAGTCTGCACCAATAGTCGGAGCTGGCAAACCGTACATAGCGAGTAATGCTAATTGTTTTTTAGCTTTATCATTGCCAGCCCATTCCATAATTGTTTCTTTAATGCTATCTGTAGCTTTTTTATTTCTAATCCATTCAGCGAATGGGTCAGCTAATGAAATACCAGGGATACCCATGAGACCAGCCATTGTCATATAAGAACCTAAGAAACGAGCCATTTCTTTTTTATTTCCGCTCTTAACAATGTCATACATAAATTCTAATTCTTTTACTGAATATTTCTTGAATTGTAGAATAAGTTTACCTAGTGCCCCGTATTTAGTAAATAATTGAGAAGCGTCTTTATCTGAATAGTCAAAGTTTGTTTCTCGTACAAAATCAGAAGCAATATGTTCTGCTTCAGTTTGTGATTTACCTTCTGCAATAGCTTTTCTAAATGCGTGTAGTGCGGCTACACGTCTTGTATATTTATCCATTCGGTTGAACATATCCATTGATTTTTCGAATAATTTACCTAATTTAACTTTGCCAACTTTCATATTGTAAATACTTTTTCTATTTTTTAGTGATTGAGTTTCCATGGCTGTATCTTGTAAATTTAAACCAATGTTATTGAACATTCTACGTTCAGCCATTGTAATGTTCTTTGTGCTAGGTCCAAACATCGTAGCGTCACGTACAGCTTGTGCAAAGTCTTTAGTGTAACCTGTTTTAGTCACAATATTCATCAATGCACCAAGTTGAGCAAGTGCCGCTGTAGGTCTAAATAAACCAAGTTTAGCGACTGTAACAGCTTCCATACTACGATTCATTAAATCAGTAGCAAATGTCTCTCCGTAATGTTGCTTAATCCAGCCGTCGCCAATGAGTTCGTTTACTGTTCTGTTAATTGTTTTATCTGCATTGTTAGGAACGCCAATTACAGAGGAAATAAAGTTGTGTAACACATCTTCTACGTCACGTCTAGCACCTTCGCCATTACGGCCGAATTGAGAAGCGTAATCTGTGCCAATTACATCACGATATAATGATGTAGACTTATGGTAAAACTCATTTGTTGGAATGAAATGAGCTTTATATCGTAGATAATTTTCAATGTTACCGAACACGTCTGGGTTAGCACCCTTAGCGTTAGTACGAACATTATTGTATTTGTCTTTACGTAAATTACCATAACCAAGTAATAGATGACCAATTAAATCTTGTCGTGTAATCACATCACGTCGTCTAAATAATTCATCTAAGTTAGCATATTGTAACTCTTGGTTTAATTGCTTACTATCAATGCCTAAATCTTTTTGTTTCTTTTTATCTTGAATTAGGTCCATTAATTTTTCACGAGTTATGCCATCTTTTTTGTTTACGAATTCGTCAATAATTTTATTTAAGGCTGGGTAAGAATGAGAGATACGTGCAAAACGTTTTTCTTGTTGTTCTCTGCTTTCTCCTTCATATACGATATCGTCATATGCAGATTCGTTTGAACCTTCATAGATGTCAGAACTTACATTCTCATCATATCGAGGATTACGTTCCGTAATTATGATACGTAAATCTTTATTAAGTTTTTTATCTTTTACGTAGTGTTCTGCATCACGATATGTATGGAAAGAAGCAATCTTTCCACGTTTTTCGTATACGTCACCTTTATCGTCTGTGACTTCTCTGGCTAAGTACACGCCGTATCGACTGTGTAACATAGGTACGTGACCCCATAATTTGCGTGGCTTATGCTCTGGGTCAGCACCGCTTGCTTGCCAAGCTTTAACAGAATCGTTAAACACTCTGTCGTCTAAGTTACGCCAAGCATTGTAAGCTTGTAATACCTTTTCATTATAGCCTTGCTCACGTATAGCTTTGTCACGCAAAGGAAGAGAAGCCTTATGAGCTTGTTCCCATGTAGCAAATGGTTTCATAGCTTTGTCACTAGCGAATACACGGAAATTACCATCTTTGTAATCCATGAAAGCATGTTTACCTTGATTTTTAAGTTCGTTGTAGAGATTTTTTGCGTCTACTTCGTCTTTAAATTCTCTGAATGTATCATTCATATCAAGGTTAATATATACTTCTTTATCACGAACCATTACACCAACTGGTTGTACAAATTCACGTCCAAGGTCAGTAACCTGTTTAGCTAATTTATTAAAAGACTCAATGTTGTCTTCTCCGAGGTTGGTTTTAATTTTATCCAATGCTTTAAGATATACTCGTTGTAATTTATCTGCTTTTACTTCTGCTTCAGTTGCCCAGTGGATAATTGGCTTCATTTGTGGAATGTATTTTTCAATCATTTTGATTGGAGAACGTAACCACTT